TTGTTGAAACAGCTGCGACTGATATGGATATTAAAACTGATGGTACTGATAAATTTGTTGGTGCAGTTACAATTGGTGTAAACAATGGTGACTACAAAGCTTTTGCACCCGTTGCAGCAAATGATGTTATTACTATGAATGGTACTACAAAAGGTGGAATTGTTGGTAGTATAATAACTATTACAGCTATCGACACTGCTAAGTATATGATTTCCGATTGTTTATTAATTGGATCAGGTACTATAGTAACACCGTTCGCTAACGCGTAATAAATAATTAATTAATGTGGGCTCAGGCCCACATTTAAAATTTAAAAGGAGAAAACATATGTCAGGTGGAAGTTCATTTTCAAGTGACCAAACAACACTCAATAAAACTACTGGTGCAGCTTCTGCATTAAAAGTAGGTAGAACTAGAGTTACCTCAATTCAAGGTAGAGGTGAAGCAGGTTCTGTTTTATCTTTCCATGATGCAGCTACTGCAGGTGCGGCAGGTGCGGGAAATTTAAAAGCTATTTACAGATATGAAACTGAAGGACTAGAAGTTTATGTTCCAGGTTCAGGTATTTTATTTAAACTTGGTCTTATTGCTACACTTACTCAAACAGGTGGAACAGACGGAAGCGTTACTGTAACAATAACCGGAGCTTAGGTTTACAATGGCGACTATTACTTTTACAGTCACCGTCGCAAGTGGCACAAATGCCTTTAGCACTGCTAATAAATTTTTTATTAATGGTGAAGTAAGTCCTGTTTTATTTTTAAAGGAAGGCGATACTTATGTATTTGATCAATCCGATGGGACTAATGCTAACTTTCCTTTTCTTTTTTCATCAACAAAAGATGGAACGAATACGGCAGGTGGTGCAAATTATACAACAGGTGTAACAGTAACAGGCACAGCAGGTCAGGCCGGAGCTAAAGTTACAATTGTCGTCGCTCCAGTAAGAACTGTTGGTGCTCCAGTATTATTTTATTATTCTACAGCTTTAGTGGGTATGGGTAATAGTGCACAAACTACATCCCCTACTTCTGGAACTACTTCTTTTGATCCTCAAATGGATGAAATTATAGAAGAAGCTTATGAGAGAACAGGAGTTTTAGGAACTAGAACAGGTAAACAATTAAGAAGTGCAAGAAGATCTTTAAATATTTTATTTCAAGAATGGGCTAACAGAGGTGTTCATCTATGGAAAATTAAACTTGCAAAAATACCTTTGATATTAGGACAAGCAGAATATAGTTATGCAACTGATTCACAAAACTTTCCAGATGATATTAATGAAGTATTAGAAGCTTACTATAGAAATAATTCAAATACCGCAGCCCCAGTTGATGTTGCACTTACTAAAATAGCTAGGTCAGCTTATTCCCAAACTCCAAATAAATTAACAAAAGGAACACCTTCTCAATACTATGTAGATAGAAATGTAAATCCAAGTATATTTTTATATGCAACACCGAGTTCAAGTGTGTCTAGTACATCTACACCAAGTAATTTTCAATTTTGTTTTTACTACATGTCTAAAATTCAAGATGTTGGAGGATATACAAATACTTCAGATGTAGTTAATAGATTTTACCCATGTATGATTTCAGGATTATCATATTATTTAAGTCAAAAAGTTTCACCAGAAAGAGCTGGAGAACTAGAGAGAAGATATGAGAGTGAAATGTTAAGAGCATTAGATGCAGACAACCAAGGAACATCTAGTTTCATTTCGCCACAAACATTTTATGGAGATGGTGTATAATGGGTGGTTACGCTTCAGGCAAACATGCATTAGCAATTTCTGATAGATCAGGATTAAGATTTCCATATACAGAAATGGTAAGAGAATGGAATGGAGCTTTAGTACATACTTCAGAGTACGAAGCTAAACAACCACAACTTTCACCTAAACCAGTTGGTTCAGATCCTCAAGCTTTATATAATCCAAGACCACAACCAGAATCAAAAGTTAGTTTAATTCTATTAAATAATAATCCTTTTGAAATTATAAAATATAGTAACAACACTTATGTAAATGTTTTTTCACTAGATCATCAAAGAAAAGCTGAAAGTATAGTTAGGTTAAGAGGACCCGCACAAGTAGTTTCTCCAGGACCGGGTGGAAATGATCCGGCAGACTTATTAAATTTACAATCTTTTGCACCTATTAGTCCAATTTCAAATGTTAGTGATATAGATTCTGTAAATGGTTTTACAATCGCTTTAGGTAGAATAGATGCAAATGGTAATGTTACGGGAGCTACTACTACAGATGTCTTAACAACTCCTATAAATTATTTTTATTTTCAAAGTACTAGCACTGCAACAACAAGTGGTGTAAAAGGTGGAGGAGCAAATTGCTCTGCAGGACCAGTAACATTAGGAGTAGTAAACGGATAATGGCATACACTTTAGCAAATTTAGAATTAGATATTAAAAACTATACAGAAGTAGGAGACAACGTATTTACTACTGCAGTGTTAAATACTATAATTGTAAATGCAGAAAACAAAATTTATAGAGAAGTAGATTCTGATGAAGATAGACAATATGATACTTCACAGTTAGTAATTGGAAACAGATTTGTAACTATCCCTGATAATCTAAGGTTTATTAGATATGTACAATTAACAGATTCTGCAAATAATCAATTTTATTTAGAACAAAGAGATACAAGTTTTATGTCAGAATTTTACTCTACTCCAGGATCTTCTTCTGTAGATATACCAAGATATTATAGTAATTGGGACACTGAATTTTGGGTTGTAGCCCCTACTCCAGATAAATCCTATAAAATTACATTAGCTTATAATAAAGAACCTATTAGTATTACAAATACAGCACTACCAACTTTAGCTCCAGCAGCTACAAATGGAACTTATTTATCTAATAAATATCAAGATGTTCTTTTATATGCATGTTTAGTAAATGCATATGGGTACTTGAAAGGACCACAAGATATGATACAATACTACAATCAAGCTTATGAAAAAGCCTTGATGTCGTATGCGATTGAACAACAAGGTCGTAGACGCAGAGACGAATACGATGATGGAGTTATTCGTACTATTTTGGATTCAAGAAACCCATCAAGTAATAAATAAATTAATTAAGGAGATAAAATAATATGGCAAATATAATACCGTTCGCATTTAGAGGAGAACTCTTGTCAGGAACACACAGTTTTGCAAATGGAGGAAACTCATTTAAAATAGCTTTGTACACATCTAATCCATATAGTACTTCAAGCACAGTTTACTTAACTACAAATGAAGTAAGTGCTTCCAATACTGGATATACAGCAGCAGGAAAAGTTTTAGCATCACAAGCAGTTGCTTCAGGTACTGCAGTAGCATCTGTTGATTTTGCTGATTCAACACTTAGCAATGCTACATTTACAGCAGCGTTTGCAGCTATCTACAATGATACTAACTCAGACAAATTATGTGTTGTATTAGATTTTGGAGGAAATAAAACTGCCACTAATGGTACGTTTTCAATTTCATTCCCTAATCCAAGTACACCAGCTAATGCAATAATAAGTATGGCATAAGGATATAAATGGCTTTAGTTTTAAATGATAGAGTAAAACAAACAACTACTACAACAGGAACTGGAACAGTTACTTTTGCTAGTGCTGTTACTGGATTTGAAACTTTTGCTCAAGGAATAGGAAATAGTAACACAACTTACTACGGAATATTTAATGGTGGAACAGCTGAATTTGAAGTTGGTCTAGGTACATTAAATGGTAATAGTACTACACTAGCTAGAACTACAGTTATCTCCAGTTCTAATTCAGATAATGCTGTTGACTTTTCGTCAGGAACTAAGGATATATTTTGTACACTACCTGCAAGTAAGGCAGTTTATTTAGATGCATCAGGAAACCCAGTACCAGGATTTGCAACTGCGGGTTTCGCCGTTGCAATGGCAATCGCTTTATAGTATAAGGAATAAATTATGGCACAAGATTTTACAAGACACGCAGCAGTAGCAACAACAAGTGATGTAACTTTATTTACATCAAACTCTAACGATGCAGTAATAGGAGTTAGAATTGCTAATATAGTAACTACAGCAATTACAGTATCTGTTTTTATTTCTGTCGGCGGTTCTGCTACAAGATATATAGTTAAAGATTTAAGTATACCTCCAGCAAGTTCAGTCGAACTTGTACAAGGTGGTGCAAAATTTGTAATGCAAAGTTCAGACGTATTCAAAGTAATAGCCAGTGCTTCTAACTGTGCTCATGTTTATGTCAGTGTTGTAGATGCAATTAGTGCTTAATAACAAAGGAATTAAATATGAGTGATGCGTATCCAAGTGGAGTATATGTAGGAAACAGTCCTGGTTCTCAGGAGATCTATACTCATGCTGAAACTATTGATAATATTTTAACGATTGAATCTGCAGTTCTTGCAGGTCCAGTAATTTTCACAGAAACAATAACAGTAACAGGAACGTTGGTAATCGTATAATGAGTAAATTAGAAGTCGATCAAATTGATCCGCAATCAGGAACAACTTTAACTATTGGTACTTCAGGAGATACTATTGTTATACCTAGTGGAGTAAATTTAGCTGCAGGAGCAGTTTTAACGGCACCCGTATTAGAAGGTACATCTTCAACTGCCGGTTCAATATTATTTAAAGAAGACACAGATAACGGCACCAACTCAGTTACCTTAAAAGGACCAGCGGCAACAAATGATGTAACAGTAACATTACCTGCTGCAACAGATACTTTAGTTGGAAAAGCTACAACAGATACTTTAACAAACAAAACAATAAACGGTTCACAATTAATTAATGCAACTATACCTCTTAATAAATTAGCTGCAGGAACTGATGGTAATATAATTTCTTTTGACAATAGTGGTGCAGTAGTTGCAGTAGCAACTGGAAGTGCAGCACAAGTATTAACAAGTGCAGGTGCAGGACAACCTCCAGCTTTTGCTAACGCAACTGTACCAGACAACGCAATCACACTTGCAAAAATGGCTAGTGGTACTGATGGCAATATTATTTCTTATGACGCTAATGGTAATCCAGTTGCGGTTGCTACTGGTAATGACGGACAAGTTTTAACTTCTACTGGTGCTGGATCACCTCCAGCTTTTGAAACACCAGCTAGTGCAACTAACACTCCAAGTTGGTTGGCTTATTTAAGTAGCGCACAATCTATGCCTAATACTACAGCTACAACACTTGTTTATCAAGCTGAAGTGTATGATACTGCTAGTGCTTACAATACATCAAATGGAGTTTTCACCGTGCCTTCAGGTCAGGGGGGAAAATATTTTGTTACTTTCGCTACAAGATTTACTAATTGGAATTATACTGACGCTTCAATTTATATAAATGATGGTAATAGTGGATTGTTAACTATGGACAATGGAGATGCTGATGGAAATGATAATACTATAATGAACTCTGGTATTATTAGTTTATCAGCAGGAGCAACAATTAAAGTAGACTTTTATCAAAATGGTGGAAATAACGCATCAATGAGAGCTGGTCAATCAAATAGTTGGTTTGGTGGATTTAAATTAATAGGAGTTTAATAAATTATGAAATACTTAGACACAAAAATAAAATTATACGCAGCAGCAAATGGTATAACAAACATTGATTTTAAATCTGATGTAAAATTAAGAGATGAAGGAGATGGTAATGGTGCATATATTAAAGAATGGAATTTAGCTATTGCTGAACCAACTGCTGAACAACTAGCAAGTTATGAAACTGCTGGTAATATTGAAGAAGCAAACAATACTATTATAGCTACAAGAAAAACAGCCTATGGTCCTTGGGATAAACAGCTGGAAGAAATTTATGACAATGGTATAGATAGTTGGAAAACAAGAATTGCACAAATTAAAACAGATAACCCTAAAAGTTAAACTATGAGCGAAGTAAAAGTAAAT